ATGTTTGCATCGGGATGCCTCGCAATCCCTCGACGTTGCCTTATGAGCGCACTTGATTGGCTCGGAGGGTCAGAGGTGCCAAACCCCTATCGGATCGACTGGTGCAAGGATGTGAGGGTCGACCAGTTCCCTACACTGTGGATGCCGTTTGCCATGGACACCCTGCCAGGGCAGCACGAGTACCTGTCCGAGGACTATGCTGCCGCGGTTAGGCTGAGTCTGTGCGACGTGAAGCACTATGCCATGCAGCCGAAAAAACATCTCAACCACTGGGGCGAATATCCCTATGGGTTTAAGCCTTATGCCGGCTAAAAAGGACAAGAAGCCCAGCTTGCATGACGTAGCACAAGCTGCTGGTGTATATCCACACCACGCGCAATTTGTTATGTCTGGCAAAGGAAAGGTGCCTGCTGGTGTTAAAGAAAAAGTACTTAAGGCTGCTGAAGAGGTTGGGTATATCAAAACGCATAACCCAAACCAACACTTCAATAGCAAACTAACACAAGAGAAGGCTGACATTGTAGTTGAAGGGATACTTCAAAACAAATCACTAGAGAGCATTGCTGCTGATACAGGGTTGAGCACTACTACTGCTTTTAAGTTAATACGAGGAGTCAAGGTTCCAACGGATTACCCAGATAATGAAGACGACTGGCGTAAGGACGTGACCGGATTCCTGGAGGTTGCAATCTGGAAGGGAACCAAGCGACTGGCTGAATCATCTATTAACTTGATCGATGATAGGAACTTACCCATCGCAGTGGCTGTGCTAACCGACAAACTTTCGGTCATCAAGGGCCAGCCTACTAGCATACATCTCAATATGACAGCATCAGTAAGCCACCGTGACCTAATGGCAGACCTGAAGGACCGTGATGTGACCCCAGTGAACGACGAGCAGACCCATGATTTGGTTTAGGTAATGGCCCGAAATGTCCTACCCCTACCAATAGTGACCACGCAAAAACCACGCATTTAGGCCTGTTTATGGCAGTCAGATGCACAATAGCAGTTATATTCACTTCGACACAAAATCACGCAGCAAACGCCCGTAAACATTGGGTCAAACGCACATTATCACCCACTCGAAAGGCTAATGTCCTACCCCACCGCCGAGGTCAGCGACAAGCAGGCCCAGGCAGGATGGGGGGAGGGGGTCAGGCAATCCGCGGCAGCGCCAAAAGGCGACGGGTAAACCAAAGCGAAAAATATTAACAAATGTCCTCCCCCCTCTGCCTCCTCTGCTCCAAGCCATTCGTAATCCTCAAGCACCACACCGGCCCTAAACAGAAGCGCTTCTGCACCGAGGCGTGCAACACAGCCTGGTGGAACGAACAGCCATTGCACCCTGTCATACCCCGGGTAGACGCCGCGCACCCTCGTGCTGTCGAGTTGCGCCTGAAGCGCACCCAGCTCGTAACCTTAGAGAAGGCTGACCCGTATACGTACGGCTACATCCCTGACCACTGGGAGATCGGCAACACCGAGTTCGCGCTTACCCAGGAGCTGCTGGTATCGGGCGGCAACCGGGCAGGTAAGACGCTATGGGCAGCCCGGCGAGTAGTGCAGACGCTGCTGGAGAAGGAGAACGCCGCGGTGCTGTGCTGCCATACAAGCCATGCCACCTCGGTGACTGTTCAGCAGCCTGCGATCTATAACTACCTGCCTGTGGCGCTAAGGGGCACCAAGAAGGGCAGGATCCACTACCTCAACTACAGCCGGAAGAATGGTTTCACCGATGGTTCATTTATCCTCCCTAATGGCAGCCGGTGCGACTTCCTTAACTACACGCAATCGGAGAACACGATTGAGGGGCGGGAAGCGGACATGATCTGGTGCGACGAGCTGGTGCCACAGTCATGGGTTGAGACACTGCGCTACCGGCTCATTACACGCCGCGGCAAGCTACTGGTGACCCAGACGCCACTGGAGGGCGTTGCTAGTGTCTACAAGGAATACACCGCCGGCTCTGCTATCACTCGGTTCGACGAGGCCGAGCTGCTGAAGGGCAAGCAGGCGCTGCCTACATGGCCTGTGGGTAAGGCAGCCAGGACGATGGTGCAGGCCCAAACCAATAGGCGGACGGTGTTCTTCTTCTCGGAGGACAACCCGTACAACCCGTTCGACGAGATGAAGCTGAAGCTGGTCACGGCACCTATGGGGCAGATCCTTACCCGGGCCTATGGGTGGGCTAGTGACAACATTGGGAAGGCCTTCGCTAGGTTCAGAGTCGACATCCACTGCATCGAGCCCGAGGCAGTGCCTCCTGGGGGGACGCTGTACATGGTGTGCGACCCTGCCGGAGCGCGGAATTGGTTCTGTATGTGGATGCTGGTGTACGAGAATGGCAGGCGGATCGTGGTGCGTGAGTTCCCGGATTACGCCAACTACGGCGAGTGGACGTTCCCGAGCGAGAAGCATGACGGCAAGGCAGGCCCTGCTCAGACACTGGATGCGGGTAGGTCAATATCGGAGTATCGGACCATGTTCAGGACCATTGAGGCAGAGCTAGGCTATGGGGAGCCAGTGATGCGATTGATCGACCCTAAGGCCGGCGGTAGCCCAGCACTATCGGAACAAGGGGGCACCACACTCATCGACCTACTGGCTGAGTCCGACAATCCCAATGACGAGGGGATGGCCTTCATCCCGGCTCCTGGCGTGCCTGTGGACCAGCGGACAAGCGCCATCAACAGCCTGCTGTCCTACGATGCTACGCAGGCACTCACCCCGCTGAACGAGCCGGCGCTGTATGTGGTCAAGACGTGCAGCAACCTGATCTATGCGCTATCGGAGCACACAGGCCGGGACGGTCAGAAAGGGGCATCCAAGGATCCTATTGATTGCATCGGTATGCTTTTGGTCTCGGGCCTTGCTTACGTAGGCAATGGGGGTTTTGATACCCGCGGCGGCGGTGGATACTAATAGAAACGACTATGCAAGGCGATTCATACAAGACGTCAGCGGATCAAATGGCAACGGTGGGCGAGGAGCCCAATGTGGGTGCATTGATCGAGGAGTTGCGCCGTGCTGCTACGGATAACGGCGTTAGCAACCGTATCGAGCGCATTGAGAACACGCGCTTCTGCCGTTGGCCTGGCCAAACGCCCGATGGCAAGAAGAACAACGACGCCAGTAATGCAACTAAACCAGCGTTCCCTTGGGATGGTGCATCCGATACGCGCATCCCGCTGGCCGACGAGGTGGTGAATGGCCTAGTCGACCTGTGTTCGACTGCCTTCTGGCGCTCAATGCTCCGGGTGGTTCCGAGCAATGTGACCACGGTCGACCAGGCGGCTACGGCGCACAACCTGATGGACTGGGCCGTGAACTCCAAGATGTACTCGGATTTGACCCGGGAGGTGGAGCTGCTGTCCCAGTACCTGTGGACTTACGGCTGGGCGGGTGTGCATATCTCCTGGCAGCAGGAGATGGGTCAGAAGGAGCAGGAGCTGACCATGGAGCAGGTGATGGCATTGGCCGCCCAGTCCCCAGAGGGATCAGTGTTGGCCGACTTCCCTAACCTCATTGCCAACCCCGAGGCCGATGATCAGTCAGGCGAACTGATTATGGCTGCCTTTCCAAACTTGAAGAAGCGCCGGGCACTGAAGGCTGTGCGGGAGCTACGAGACGAGGGCAGATGCGACTTCCCTGTGCCTGTGATGGTCCAGAACAAGCCGATGATCACTGCATTGGCTCCCTGGGATGAGATTATATGCCCATTGGAAACCACCGACATCCAGAGTGCCCGAGTGGTATTCCGCCGATACTACATGACCGAGATTGAGATCATGCAGAAGGTGGAGACCGACGAGTGGGACGAGGAATGGGCCAAGGAAGCCATCAATACAATGGGACGGTTTTCTAGCTTCGCTGACTACACCTACCTTGTCGGGCTTCCTAACAACTCTCTATACAATCGACAGCATTTGATTGAGATAGTTTATGCGTATCAAAAAGCTGTGGATGCCGATGGTATCCCGGGTGTGTACTACACGGTATTTAGTCCTCAGGTAGGCGACAAGTGGGGCTACTTTGAGCTTCTGGACTATGCGCATGGTCAGTACCCGTTTGTGTGCTGGCGCTCAGAGCTCATCCACCGGAAGATGACCGAATCCCGCGGTGTGCCCGAGATATGCTCGACCTGGCAGCAGGAGATCAAGGCCCAACGCGACTCGGTGTTCGACTACACCAGCCTGGCCACCCTGCCCCCCATTGAGGTGCCAAAGACCAGGGGCGGTAACCTTAAAATTGGGCCGGCCATCCAGATCCCGGTGCTACGCCGCGGTGAGATTGGCTTCATGCAGCCTCCTGCCCGTGAGCCCAATGTGGCTTTTACGCTGATCAACGAGGTCATGGCACAGACTGACCGCTACTTTGGACGCCCAACGGAGAAAGTGCCCCCCGCGGTGACCCAGATGCGGCAGCAGAGGACCATCAACAACTGGCTGCATGGCTGGACCGAGGCCTTCCGACAGGTGTTCAGCCTGACCCTGCAGTACATGGGCCCCCAGGAGGTGCAACGCATCACAGGATCCCAGATCCAGATAGGCGAGGACGTGCAGGACTTTGACGTGACCCTGAAGTTCGACGTGCGCGAGATGTCCAGCGACCTGGTGAGCGAAAAGTTGAAGGCGATCTCAACCTTGATTCTGCCTCTGGACACCGCCGGCGTCATTGACCGGGCTAAATTAATCTCGGTCGCACTCCGGGCTATTGACCCGATGCTGGCTACTGAGCTTGTGATGCCTGCCGGGCCTGCATCGCAGAAAATGTTTGAGGATACCAACAACGAGATCGCGCTGATGAGCCTGGGCAACCCTCCCAAGCTCCGGGAAACCGACCCTACGGCTGCCATGCGGCTGCAATTCAGCCAGCAGGTGCTTCAAAGCAACCCGAAGTACCAGCAGCAGGTGCAGCAAGACCCGCTTTTCCAAGCTAACCTGCAGAAATACATTGAAAACCTGCAGTTCAGCGTCCAACAGCAGCAAAACGCTGTGACCGGTAGATTAGGAGTTCAACAATGAGACTTTCTGACGAGAAAATCCAAGAGGCCTTTGTTTCAGCGGGAGACGAGTCGCCGATTATGCGTGCCTTGACCCAACTGCTATCAGAGATGATTGAGTCCGAGGTGCTCAGTGCAATACAGCCTGACCTAACGGACTCCAGCCGGGCCCACAACTGTGGTAGAGCCGCTTCACTCAAGGATCTATCAAGCTACATCGACAATTTGAGG